AACTTGCTTAAAAGATTAATTTGATTTTCATTTAAAGAATTGTATCTATCATTGAACCTGTCAACAAACTTTGAATAAACAATGTTATCGACTGGTTCCATATTGCTTTCTTTGATCTGCTTTTTTCCGTGAGAAGTCATATAGTTTAAAGCTACTTCTTCTAAAATAACCTTTTCTTTAACCGGGAGGTCTTCGTTGTTAAACAATTGACCGATTGTGGCTAAACTTTTGTAGTTAGGAACAAAGTTATTGAAAACTTCTTTTGAAATCTGCTTGTTAATTTTATTAATTAATGCTGTCTGTTCGTTGAAGATCTCTTTCTTATCAAGCGTATCGTATTCTTTCCTTGTCTCCGACAACATTTTCTCTGCTGTCTTTGATTTAAGACCTTTTGTCTCTAAAATTGTTTTGTAGAGGTCTAATTCAGTTCTTAAAACAGACCCTTGTGAGAAATGTTCTCTCATAATATTAATAATTGATGCTTTCTTTACTTGGTCTTGTTCTAAAATTGACTTTGTTGCTTCACGAACCAATGCCTCGTAAAGAAAAGCGGTATTTCTTTTCTTATTGTGCTTTAACTTTGCCATTGTTTTCATTTAACTCCGTTTTTTCTTCCTGTTGTTTAAGTTTGAGTTCAGATATAAGCCCCTTGACACTATCAGTTACTTGTAATAGTCTTTGCTCATCCTCATCTGTATAATTAGACATCTGTTCTTGGAACATCATATCTTTTATCGAACCCCCAAGCATATCTTTAGCTGACATTGCCCCCTTAAAGGTATTTCTTGGTGTGTTCGACGCCATTTCACGACTATATTGTGCCTTATTGGATCGATTTCTCGCTCCACGAGTTCTACGGTCACCTCCTCTGAACTTGACTGGCTCATATAAATGATCGTGTCTATCGGGACTCATATCATTTCTTTTTCCGGGTGCTGCTAGGAGTGTTTCATCTCCTCCTCCTGCTGCATCTCCGCCTGCTGCTGGCGTGTCTGCTCCTGCTGCTGGTGTGTCTGCTCCTGCGGCTCCGCCTTCAAGATCTAAGCCGCCGCCTTCGTCAGCAAGGTCAAGTCCACCACCTTCAGTCGCTGGTGCCCCTCCTGCTGCGGCTGCTTGATTAACCTGTTCAGCAACGCCATCAAGCTTGGCTGTGTGGTATCTATCATAGAACATTTCACGCTGGTTTCTAACAAACTCTTCGTCAGAGATGTTAAACAAGTGCTTTGCAACCCAGCGCTTGGAGAAGAAGCCTTCAACAGCTTGGTTAGCAACCTCAAACTTTGTCTTCCAGTGCTCCAACTCTTGAAGTTCAGCGATCTTTGATGGGTTGTTGAGAGATAATTTAAATGAAATAAGATCGTCGCCTCTATACCCAAGAGTAAAAAGATGGATAATGCCAATCTTTTCTAACTCAGAAATGATAACTCTTTGTAGTCTCTGGATTGTTCTCGCAAAACGAATATCTTTTTGTGCGAGTGTGGCTTTATCTTCTTCTGCACCTTCTGCTCTCGACAGGTAAGAAGCTGGTATTTTAAGTGCGGCAAACAATTTATCTCGGAGATATTTCACATCATCGATGTCTCCTGTATATTGCCCACCGGGAAGAGTAGTGATGTCGGATGAAGATCCTTGTCGAACAGGAATAAAATAATCTTCGTCAACAGAGAGTGGATTGTAACGAAGATCAACACGACCAGAATCAGAGTTAACGACTTGATTACGCTTCATCTGGGTCATAACCTTCTGCATATACTGCTCGATTTCTTCTGGTGGAAGATTCCCAACGTCAATCTTGAACACTCTTCTTTCTGGTGAGCGAACAATTCGGTAAGCCATCATCGCATCTTCAAGAAGCGTAAGTTGTCTCCAGATACGACGGGCTGGTTCTAAAACAGATGTTCCATATGGGGCGTATCTATCATTGCCAAGAATACGAAAGTGGGCAACCTGCCAGTTCTCAAATGTTAATCCAGCAGAATTCCATTGATATTGCACATAATTAGGGTTAGTTTCGTCCTCACCCTCTAATCGCTCTATATCTCGTGTTGGAAGACTAATGACGTTTTTAACACCAATAGTCTCATCAATGTCAACGTATAAAAAGTAATCTCCATACTTGCACATAGTTCGGCACCAGCCAAAAAGATTATGCTCCAAGTTAAGAACATTGTGATACAAATTGTCAAGTATAAGCTTGATTTCTTCATTGGGACAACGAATCTTAAGAAGGTCCTGAAGGTCTGATGATGTTGTCATCTCATCTGCGTAAATATCGAGGGCTGATGCAATTTCCGGCGTGTATTCCATTTGATCAAAATCAGTATAACGAATTCCACGATTTTGAGAGCCATAAACACCACCAATCATACTTGATATTACATTGTAATCTTGTTTTTTAAATTGTTTTCCAGATGCAGAGGTAAACTTGGTAGAATACCTGTCCATCTGCTTTCTTCTTTGATTCCTAACTGCCTGCGCCCTGTAGTTAACAATGGGTCCGGAAAGCAAGCGTGTTAGTCTCTTAAAAAGATCTGAGTCTGCGTTGTTTGGATTTCTTCTATTATCAGCCATTTATTTTAACCTTTCAATAACCAAAGGAACTCTCTTTGTTTTTTAATAGCATCGGATTGTTCGATTGGCTTGTAGCCCTCTTGTCCGGGTATGCTCGTATTTAGCTTTCTATTGCTCACAGTCATGGAACTTAAAAAGATCTTTGAATATTCTAAAGCCTTTTTGTTCTCTTGTAAAGCCGTATCTCTAACCCAGCATCCAATAGCAAACGACATAACCAAGTCGTCATTATACATTCTCATCGCCTGTGGGCGTCCGTTTTGCCAAACAAATGTTTCTAATTCATGAAACAAGCGATTAGAATATATAGTAATTAGTTTATTTCTTATGAATTCTTCCATTTTAGCAACAACTAATGGTCTGGTCTTCGAAGTCATAGAAAAGCCGGGGATTGCATTTGATTTACCCTCGGCTGTATATTGATCGACATACTCGTGTGTTGACTTAACTGAGTGATATAGGTTTGGGTATTCTAAGTCTCTTAATTTTTCTAGCACTGCAAAGCCAACTGAGTTGTTTTCAACAACGACCATGCAATCGCCAAACTCTCTGCCAGTGTTATTGATAAGGTCTGCGAACATATCTGGTGTAATCTTAGACTGGTACTCTCCGATGATCTCCATGGTGTCTAATTTTAAGATGTGGAATACAGAATTATCTTTATCATCGCCTCGGGAAACGTCTGCGACAAGAAGATATGTTGAGTTTTGATCGTATTTTTCCCACAGCCAAAGGTTCCTATCAAATCCCACACGATATACTGGGTCTCTGACTATCTTCTTTAATCTTTCCATATCCTCGGGATCGATTACGGTTTCACCAGACATATTAAAATTACACTCATACTCTTGTGCAACTTGGCGGCGAGACATATTTGAGGTTTCTTTTATAAACCAATCCTCATCTCTATCGGGATGGACATCCCAAGGTAGAACAGTGGGGTAAAAATTGTTTACTTCATTCTCTGCGTCGACATAAGTTTGGTGAAACCAATTACCGACACCGTTTGGTGTGGAAAGGGCAATGCAGCGACCACCAGTAGATAGCGTAGGATACAAACCAGTCCACAACTCTTCTAAGCCTTCAACGTGTGCTGCCTCATCAATAACAAGAAGAGACAATGCTTCCGAACGACCAGCATCACCTGATGTTGTAGATGCTTTAATCTGTGATCCATTTGATAGTTCAAAGGATGTTCGGTTGTCGATATCAATCTTCGCAATCTGCATCCACTCTGGTAGGTTCTTTACGATTGCTTTGACTTTTTTGACTAGGTTGGCTGCTGTCCCAAACTTGGTAGCCATAACAAGAACGTTCTTGTCCTTGTGAAAAAGCATCATCCACGAAACATAAGCAGCAGTAATAGTTGAGATACCAAGCTGACGAGCTTTTAAAATAACGTTGAAACGATAATCATTAAAGTCGTGTAAAAGTTGGGTTTGAAAGTCGTATGTTTTGAAAGGGATGGTCCCTTTAAGGGGATGTTGAATTCTTGCGTAGCTGTTGATGAAATAAACCGGATCCTTGCCGCACTTAACGATTTCTTTAACAATTTCTTTTTTCGTAAGTGTTGAAGACATATTTATTGTTCATCTTTTCGAGTAACATTCTTTGGTTTTGGTCCTTTACCTAGTTCTAAAAATTTCTTGATACTATCTTCTAGTCTCTCTTCTGGTGAACCTTGATCCGCCTCCTCAACTTCATTAAGACCACCAATTTTATAAGCCAAGTTTGCTTGAACAAAAGTTCTATAATTAGACAGCTTTTGGACAAGAACATCTGGTTCTCCTTCCTTAGTTAGAGAAACAGAACTACCAGTAACCTTTTTGTATTCTTTCTTAAGGAAATTGGCTACATTATTAATCATGCTTTCAATTTCACTCTCATACTTTTCATCTTTAACTTCTTTTAAGTTAGTCTCGCTCTGGTAAGTGATGATTAGTTTATCTCCATGAAATTTAACGCCGAAACCATCAACAACCCTGCTGTCTTTGATAAAGTGCCCCTCTTCTCTCTTGAGACCCATCTTTACTGGTTCGCCGTTTTCGTCTAGAGCACCATCATATCCATTAGCCGCAGCCTGTGAAAGTCCTCTTACAATTTCTAAAGTCGTAGCCATTATTTTTCTCCTTGATTGTAGTAAGCAGCTAAAAACTCAACTCTTTCAGTCAAATTTGACCACCTCTCTTCTCTACCTTCTACAAATTGAATATAGCACTTGCCGCAGCAATCATACTTATTCATGTAATAATCATCTTTTGGATTAAAAGAATAAGTAAAACAAGCAGGACAAGTTCTATCTCTTTCTCTATTAAGTAGTTTTTTTGCAACTAAAAAACCATCTTTATTAATCTTTTCATTGTATTCTTTGTTCTTGATCTCTTCCTGATGTAATTCTTTCAATTCATCAAGGTATGCTTGCTCTTTTTCCTGCGTCCAGAAGGACCGAGGATTAGACACTGTGATCTCGCCATATTTTTGTGCTATTGCTTTTTCTATTTTTGCTATTTTATTCAGATCCATTATCTACTCTTTCTTCTAACTCGTTAAGCTTATGGTGCTGATATTTCACAGCTTCGACTAAAAAAGATATTATTTTAATATAATCAATGCTCGTAGCGTTCTCTTCATCTTCCCACTCAACAATATCAGGCAATATTCTACCTACTTCTTCAGCGATAAAACCATAGTCCTGCTTTTCAGTATCTTTCCATTTATATGATACGCCTTCAAGTTGTGTGATAATATCCATGGCATTTTCTAATTTTTGAACGTCTTTCTTAAAACGAATCGATGAATAGGAAACAAATGCATTTGCTTTAATTTGACCCTCAAAAGTACTAGAGTCTGGCAATGTTATTCCGTGAGTAGCGTTTGTGCCGCTCATATTCACAGCTAGACCATTTCCTTCAAAAGTCAAATTTCTAGATGAACCAAATGAGCCACTGTTGTTGATTTGAACTTGATTATTTCCACCTGCTGGGGTGCCTCCCGTCGCAGATCCTGAAACCGTGTTTAGCTTAACTTCGATCCTTCGTCGACCTGCTTGTCTACCTCTTCTTCTCCCTCTTGCCATTACTTAGATGTCTCCACTGCTGCATAAAATATAGCCAAAGAAACTAAAGCACCAACAACAAACCCCCCAGCAGTCCACCAATGTGTGTAGTCAGCGTCAGAATTGATTGCCAAGCCTGTTAATCGATCAATTTCATCATTTTTAATCTTTATAATTGATTCATACTTGTTCTCAGTCGCCTTTAAAGATACCTTCAAGCTTTCGCTAATAAGATCCATTTGGGCACCGAGTTTGTCTAGTTCCAAATCAATCTTCAACTCACACTCAGCATCAGCATACTTTTGTTGTGCTAAAAGCTGTGCGGCTGCTTCTGGATTAAATAGGACACCAGAATATGGTGCAGCTTGACCTTTTTCAAGGTCTGTTACGGTAGGGGATTGGGCAAGGGCGGATAGAGGCTGCAAAAGAGCCAAAATAGATATTAATAAAAAAGATATTGCCTTTTGCATATGCCTCGTCCCTTAATTGGTTTTACGTTCGTTTTTAGTTTCTTGCACTAATTTACGAAGATCTTTTAAAGCGTGAATAACTTCTTGTGCAGTTTTGCGAACACGAGTTCCTGCTGTTGCGTTTCCTTTGTCAAACTTAACACAGTCCTCTTGTGCCTCTGTAAGTAATTCAACGATTTCAGTAAGTTTATTATTAGTCATGATAGCTCCTTTATTCTTCTCCTGAATTGATATAAACGAACCCATATTGCTCGCTTATTCTTTTTGCTAGTTCGGAAGGATCGTCTCCAACCTCTTCAACAATCTTTTTAATTTCTTCTTTACGCTTCTTCGTAACTCTCTTCTTGTTTTCTCTAAACTTACTCTCAATGTCTTGAATAAGTTCAACGTGATCCGCTATGATTTTATCACGCTCTTCACGCTCTTGTTTATTTATTTCTTCAATTTTTTCAATTTGCTCTTTGCTGCTTTCGTCCTTTACAACAACAACATCTTTTACCTGATCAACTTTGCTTTTGTGGAAAACATAAAGCACAAGACCAACAACACCTGCTGTTACGATCTTCCAGTGCTTCTTGATCCAAGCCCACGCATTTGAAAAAAACAATTTAATCGCTTCCATCTCAATCATTTACCGTGTCTCCATTGTGTAGCCATATCGGTCAATCCCTGAATTCCAATGTATGCTAACGAAATAGCCACCCAATCTTCTGAACGAAGTGGAACTGTCTCCGTAAGCATAAGCCCTGTGGCTGTAAGCCATACCATTAGTTTTCTAGAAACTAGTTTTGTTAATAATCTGTCAACTGCGTGTCTCAACATCTGACCCTCCATCTGGTTCTTTGAATTTTAAATCCTTGACCTTTGTTATCTTTAGTTTCTTCCAATCAGGATTTAATTCATTATATATAGCTTTTATTTTTTGTTTATTATAAATTTTATAAGATCCCATAGCATAAGCAACCTTTTGCTCGCCATCTAATTCATACTCAATCTTCCAATAATCTTTATCGTACATCGTCCTCTTCTTCAGGAAAAAAATGATCAACTAATCCAAGCGCAATAAACACACCGCTTATTGTCCAAAGTGTAAAATTGATTGGCTCAAAAGCAATAAAGCCAATACAAAAAAATGCGACGGCTCTTCCGATATATGATTGTAAATATTTCAATATCTTCATAACCTAAATAGATACTACTACTGATTTACATGTGCAAAACCCTCCACTTTATCGATATCAATCGTCATATCAACAATATCTTTAAGACTATCAATATGAGAAATAAGTAAAACAATCGGGTAATAATTCTTAACCATATCTAGAATACGAACAAAGCCTTCCATATTATCTGCATCTAAGGCAGTAGCTGGTTCATCAAGAATAAACAAGTTAGATTTGGGTAAGCTAGATACAGAAAGTAGAGCTAATCGAATAGCCATTGCAGCAATTGTCTTCTCTGCACCTGATCCTAGCTCAATTGGTCTCGCTTCATACTTTGGATGTTTAATAAAGATGTCTAGCTTGTTGCCTTCACTCTCAAAGAAAACTTCGAAATCGACAACGTTAGCCAACACCTTGATAATCTCATCGTTGATAACTGGTAGCTTTCTCTTGATAATGTCCAGAGAAATACCATTGCTGTGCATACATCTCATAAAAAGATCATAAGCGGAGTATTGCTTTCTTAAATCGAGCATCTCTTGCTTTTGTTCCAAGAGATTTGTATGCTTTTGCTCCAAAGATCCGTGTTGTTTGTATAGTTCAAGGATTGCATCGTCGCAGGCTTGCAACTTCTTTTCAAAGGTTGTTTTAGCCTTTTTCTTTTTATTACAATCTTTTAGCAAAGCTTCAAGGTTTTCAATGACGTCCTTGTTTTCTTCATACTCAACAATCTTGGCTTCCAGCTTTTCTAGTGTGTGCTCGATGTTTGTAACTTTATTTTTGTTTCTTTCGATGTTTAGTTTGATTTCAGTTTGCTTTTCCTTTAATCCTCGCTCTTTTTCGACAACCTTCTCATAGTTTTCCATATGTCGTCGAATACGTTTCGGGTTTAGGTTCTCAATTTCCTTATCAAGCTGATTCATTGTCTCATCAGCTTTTTCAAGCTTCTCTTCAAAGTCCGGTATCTCCTTCTTCGAGGTGTGAGCATTGCATATAAATTTGCAATCTGGGTATTGATCTCCACAGGGAACCTCGTCAAGCAATTCAGTTCTTTTCTTGTGTGTGCTTAATCTCAATGTAAGATGTGAGCGTTCTTGAAATAGGTTTGTTATCTTTTCTTCTTTGTTATCGACAAGAGCCTTCTTCATATTAAGCTCTTCTAAATCAAAGTTATTCAAGAAGTCATCAATCTTATCTAAGTTTTCTTGATTTCTTGTTTGCTCCACTAAAAGAGTTTCGATTGAATTACCAAGCTTTTCAAGCTGCTTTTGTTTCGCAGCTTTTTCAGCAGTGACTTCTTTTATATCGATAACCTCTGCTGGGATCGAAGCTATCTTTTCTTCCAGATCTTTTATCTCTTCTGATGTTTGTTCGATAACAGTCTTTACAACATCACATTTCTCTTTTTGTTCTGTTGTTGCTTCTTCGTTTTCTTCTAATTCTAACAGGGCTTGCTTAATATCTTCGTCGTATTCTTTACCCTCTAAGTTTTTGAGAGCACCACGAACATCTGCAATCTCTGCCTTAGCCATCTTAAACTTTGATTCAAATATTTCAAGGTCAAGAAACTTTGCAAGGATCTCTTTTCTTCTTGTCGAGCCTTCGTTAATAAACGTAAGCGAACCTAACTGAGAAGACATAGAGGTTAGCAAGAAGTCTTCCAATGTTCCACACGTCTTTCTGATAATCTTGTCTGTCCCATTTCGGGTCATACCATTTAGGCTTTCAACATCAAGAGTGATGTTGTTGGTCATCTCAAAGTTTGTTTTTGTCTTGGCTTCTTCTGTTTCTTCGCCTTTCAGCTTCTTAACATATTTTTCAGACTCTCTATCGATTGTATAAACATTGTCTCCAATCTGAAACTCTACGCTGCCCTTGCCGCTTTCCTTGTTTTGGTTGATTACATTATAATTCTTTCTTTCATTTTTTGAAGTAGAATTGAATATTGTGAAAAGCAATGCGTCAATAATAGAGGACTTACCAGAAAAGTTCTTACCAAAAATACCAACAGTCCCGTTTAGTCTCTCGAAGTTGATAGAGTTGCCCTCGCCATAATTGAATAGGTTGTCCCACTCAAACTTATTGAGTTTCCAATTTACGTTCCTCGAAACCTCTTCGCCCTCTTCTGCTTCACTATTATATTTGCGATTGAGAGCATACACTTCTTCCAAAGTATCATCTTCAACTTCATAGTCAGTTAGGTAGGTCTTGATTAAATCTTCCTGCACTGTAATATCACGAAGATTTTCTTCTTCTAATAGAGAAGCCATATCTTCGACCGAACCTCTCTGACCGGAAGAGCGATTAAGGAAAGTAATACTCTCTGGCTTAAAACGCCTGTTTGCGACATCAACTGACTTTCTCATTACATCGAGAGGCAGATTGTTGTTAGACACAAGGCGTAGTCGAGAGCCTAATTCAATATTTGTGTTTTTAGGTATTTTGCCTTTCGGTGTAAGCTCGATGGTAATGAAAGGCTTTGGGTTCAGGAGAACGTGGTGTTCGCAGGTGTAATTATCTTTATCTTTTACATCCCATACCAGATATCCCTTGTCGTTCGTTTCTCCAAAGTTTTGTTGGACTGTGGATCCAGCATAGCGGATCTTACCTTCTGCATCGAGGGCTTGGTTGGTCTTGTGTATATCCCCAAGGAAAGCATAATCAAAATTATCAAAAATAGAAATGTCATGTTCGCCAAACTCCATTGTCCATCCAATGTCGGTCTTGCAACCGCTGATGGAGCCGTGATAGAGAGCAATATTTACTCTATCATAATTAGTTGGCTCAACCCAATTATCGGTATCAAACACAGACAAAACGTTGAGTGCAAAGTCATCATTTAAGGGCACTTCACCTGAGTTCTTAATAAGGTGTATGTTAGGGTGTGCGAGTGCATCAATGATTGGAGTAATAGCATCTTGGCGACTACTGTTCTTTAAATTACCATCGTGGTTTCCAAGGATAATATAAGTTGGTGCAATATCGCCAAGATTGCGAAAGAAGTTGGTAGCCATCTCCACAAACTCTGGTGAGATTTGTGTCTTTGTGTGTGCAATGTCTCCACAGTGAACAATGCAATCCACATTTTGTGTTTTTAATTTTTCGTAAAGTTGCTCGAATACAATTCCATATTCGTAATGATATTTTAGATTTTTGATATGCGTATCCGCAATATGAGCAAATCTCAAGTTATCCTCTCTTGCTTTTGGAAATTAGTTTCATGTGTTTGGGAAGTGCCGTCATCCTGCCTTTCATACTAAAAACATACACGACGTACCTATGTGGCATCGCCAAGGAGTCATAATCGATTACTTTCATAACGCATCCCATAGTGGGTAAGCTCACCGCTGAACTTATTTCTACAAGATCACCAACTTCGTATCGATCATACATCGGCATTATAACACTATTCATATGTAAAGTTTAGGGGAGTGCTTTAGAAAAGTCAAGAAAAAAATTATTCTTCTGATGATAAACTATCGGCTGCTTGTCTAGCAAGGGCAGCAGCCTTTTCAGGATCATCTTCATCCTCTGCTGATTTGAGAATTTCTTTTGCTGCCTCCTCTTCTTCTGGAGTTATATCGTCTTCTTCGGCAACAATAAATTTTTGAATTTCTTCCATAATGATTTGTTTAAGTCTAGCTTTTGTGATTTCCATTTTATTACCCTCAAAAAATGTTTTGTAGTTTATATTGTAAATAGTTCTCTGTCGTCAAGAGTTTTGCTTTTTCTTTTTTCTCCAAGAATTGCTCTCTCGTCATTTCTCCAACATCGTT